AAGGTGGAGTCATGAGCGCCCGTCGCAAGCGGCACGGCCCGCCCTTCAACCACACTGAGACGACGCTCGAGAACTTGGCGCAGATTGCGCTGAGCGGATTCGACGCCAGCAAGATGGCGAAGAACTGGCAGGATGCAGAGATGAAGGAAGCAGAGGCCCTGTCCGACGCGATGCGAGACAGGCTGATGCTCGCGGCTACCGCACTGGCCGACATCGAGCGCAATCTGCACAAGCAAGGAGACATCTCGCTGTGGGACAACCACGACTGGCGAGAGACGTGCGACCGCATCGCGGGCGCACTCAACAGAGGGGAACACGTCAACCACCTCGCCATTGAAGTCATGCTGGGGGAAACGTGAGAGACAACGGCCCGACGTTCTCAAGACCCGGCCCCGATGACTCGGAGCCGGAGGACTTGACGCCCGAGGAAGCAGAGACGAACCGCCGCATCAAGGCGGGGGAGGATGCGTTCGACCGTCGGTCGACGCAGCCGCACCCCTTCCAGCCTGAAGACAGAAGCATGCAGTGCACGTGGTGCGGAATGAACCTCGGTCACGCCTCGCACTACAACCGTTATGGTGTGTACTTCAGACCCGAAGACTTCAAGCGGGAGGAGCGATGAGGTTTCGAGTCAGAGAGAAGACGAGAGCGAAGCCAGGTGCACCCGTCGAGACGTGGCAAGGGGAACCGTCCGACGAGTGGACGAAGGAAATGGGCTGGGGTGCGTGCAACGTAGAGATGCGTGGCACCCTGCAGTCGGGACTCGTCAACGTGCCCAGCGTGGAAGGCAACGCGCGATGGTTGGTCAACGTCGCGACGGGTGAATTCCTCATGGGCTGGGCCTTCGTCTGTGAGAGAGGCTCCCGAGCCCCAAAGTGGATGTTCGTGGCAAGTGAGAACTCACTCGCTCGACTGTTGGAGATGGGCACCCTCGAAGCCGACCCCTTTCTCCCCCCCTGATTCCTTTCTTCCCCCACTACGCAACCCACTTCTAGTAAGTGGGTTGCGTAAGAGGGGATGCTGGTATACTAGTCAATCAGTCAACCCGCAGCACCAGAGGACGCAAGCCATGGCAACGAAGCCCCTGACGTACACCCCCAAGTCGAAGCTCACCCCTGCCCAGCTGGCAGCACAGAAGGAGAACGCCCGCGTCAAGGCAGAGAGGAAGCAGCCGGGCGGCAGGCCCAGCGAGAAGGTGACGACGCATGCTGCATGGAGGGAGCGCGACGAGCGCGTCACTCTGCAGGCTCCGAAGGCACGTGACGCTGAAGCCACCGTCAAGGTGCTGCCCGAGGTGGTGGCTGCGACGCCCGACGCTCGCCTCGACCTGGCTTCCAACCACGGCAGCGCGCCCGTCACCCTCGCCGTGGCTGAGTCGGTGTTCGATGACGTCGACCTGGCCCTTGCCCGCATCGGCCGCATGCTGTCGCACCCGCTGAGTGCTGATGCGCTGGCCGCCATGCACCGTCGGCTGGCTGCGCTGAAGCGGGAAGGTGGGGTGCTGGACACGTGTGCAAAGCACGTGAAGGAGGCCATCTCCGCCACGCTGGGGCCTGCTACCTCGGCAGTGATGGGCAGCTTCTCGGTGGCCAAGGCCATCAGCTACAAGAAGCCCGTGCCCGAGGACTTGGTGCGCGCCCACCCCAAGCTGAAGCTGAGCGACGTGGCCAACGAGCTCATCACGTGGGAGTACAGCGAAGCGAAGGTGGCCCAGTTGATTGCGATGGGCCAGCTGAAGCAGGAAGATGTGGACGCCGTGCGGAAGGTCCACGCCGTCACCATCAAGGTCGAAGCTCCTGAGTGAGTACCCGCCATGAACGAGAGCAAGCCTTCATCAAAGCCAAGCGGCGGCACCGCGTGCTCATCGCCGTCCTCGGCGGCAGGTGCTGCGAGTGCGGGGAAGACGGGACGGACATTCCCCTCACTGTGGACCATCTGGATGGCATCACGTGGAAGCACCGAAGCAAGCGACTCGATGCCAGGGTGTCGACGTACTGGCGTGAGTACCTCAGTGGCGTGCGCCTCCGTGTCCTCTGCATGGAGTGCAATGGACGGGACGGTCAGCGTCGAGGGATGCAGGCAGATTCAAGCGGAGATGATGAGCCTCCGTTCTGATGACGTCCCTTCGTGGGGGCAGGGTGTCACCCTCGGCATCTTCATGGGCTCGACTCTCACCCTCTTCATCGTGGTGGCTGCTGCCTACCTCGCTCTCTTCAAGGTGCGCCCGTGACACGCGGGCAAGCTGTCGGCCAGTTCATCCACACCGTGCTGGGCCTGGCTCTCTTCTCTTTGCTCGCGTGCATGCTGACTCACATTGCGAGCCTCATCTGTAGCGGTTGAAGTTGTCCTCTGGTTCAGCCGCTCCGAGCGTGTCACGGGGGGAAGTTCCCCTCCCCTTCCCCTCGTGACCCTCGTCTTCTATGCAGTCCCACCCCACCAACGTAGGAGCACCACATGACGAAGCAGACGCCCGACACCATCGCTGATGCCATCAAGCTGGACATGCTGAAGGAGTCGACCGACAAGAAGCTGCCCGGTCTACTCACCCTGGCCTTCGTGCTTCACGTCACGAAGAAGGATGAGCGTGGGCATCGGGAGATCCTCGCCATCGAAATGCCCGAGGCCTCGCTGCGCGGGCACCAGACGTTGAGCACTGACGATCACCTCTTCATGAAGAACAACGCGATGGGCATCAGCGAAGCTGTCGCCGTCGAAGTGCTGAAGAAGGTGGACGAAGCCCGCAACGCTGGCGTGCCGGGCGTGCCTGCCGTGCCGATGGGTGCTGCTGTCGTGATGGCAAGCGAGGCCGTCATCGACTCGGCACTGCAGCTGGTGGAGTTCCTCATCACGCAGAAGCTCATCACCACCCCGGAGATGCAGGAGAAGGTGTCCACCCTGAAGGTGGCGCTGATGCAAGCTGGCCAGTTGATCGTCTCGCAGGCTCCGGCCATCACGGGCGGAGGCGCGAAGGTCGTCAACCTCGACTCGCACCGCACCGTTGAGTCGGACGTCAGCGAGTCATGAAGCGCGGCCCCGACATCGAGCCGGGGTCAGACGAAGCGTGGGCCACATGGAGAGCGGAGCTCGCTCCGCTCTCTCGTGCGCGCACCACTCCGCCTGACTGGGTGGTGGAAGGCTTCCTCCCTCCTGGCCTCACGCTGATGGTTGGCCCGCCTAAGACGTTCAAGTCCACTGCTGCACTGGCAGTGGCTGCAGCTGTGACGCATGGCCTCGTCATCCCCGGCAGCAACGGCAAGCGGGTGAAGAAGAAGGGGACTGTCGTCTACATCGCCTACGAGCAAAGCAGCGGGAAGCTCCGCCACATCCTCGAGTCACGCATCATCCGTCGCACGCTGAAGCCCAGCGAGACGGGGTTGTGCATGGTGAAGGCACCGTGGGAGTGGCAGATTGATGAGCCACAGGGGGAAATGCGCAGCATCGAACGTCTGGTGCGTGAGCTTGCCCCGGCCATCACCATCATCGACCCACTGGTGCTGGCACACAGCCAGGATGAGAACGACCCACGCATGGTGCGACCGCTCGTACCCATCCGTGAGGCTGCGCTGGAACTGGGCGTCAGCGTCCTCATCGTGCACCACGCCAACAAGCGAGCGGGTGACGGGAAGCAGGACGGTGCGACAGGCATGGACTTCGACCGCATTCGCGGGACGTCTGCTCTGTGGGGCATGGCCGATGGTGGCCACATGATGAAGAAGATTGGACCCTCTGCGGTGGGGTTCAACTCCGACTTCAAGGACTTCGAGTCGAGGCAATGGACGTGGAGGGTACCCAAGTGAACGCCTACCGTTACGTTCTCAATCGAGGCTTCGCTCTCGCATCTGCTGAATACGCACTCTGGGTGATGCTCAACCCAAGCACCGCCGACGAGACGACGGACGACCCAACTATCAGGCGCGTGCGTGCGTTCACGGCACGGCAAGGTCTTGAGCGGTTGGTCGTTGTCAATCTCTTCGCTCTGCGCGCGACTGACCCAAAGGTGTTGACCGGCAGCGCGAGTGATGTCGGTGAAGACAACGACCGCATCATCAAGCTCGAGGCTCAGTGTGCATCGCTCATCATCTGCGCGTGGGGTGCTCATCCAGTAGCGGTGCCACGGGCGTCAGTGGTGCTCGAACTTCTTGAACCTCGTCGAGGTGGATTGTGGTGCCTTGGCAAGACGAAGTCGGGAGCACCACGTCACCCGCTCTACGTGAAGGGCGACCAACCACTGGTGAAATTCCCATGACGACGGCACAGGAGCTCCTCACCACTCCCGATCAGTCCGAGATGATGCGTGTCATCCCCGGCCTGACGGTGCAGTCGAACGGTTGGTCCGTCCACGGTGCACGTCACGCGCTCGAAGCAGGCGCAGCACAGGCACGCATGGACGTGATGGTGAAGAAGCTGGGCCCTCCCGTCGCCAGCAAGCTCATCATCACGGACCACTCCAACTACCTGCCCAAGTACCAGCGTGAAGGCATCGGCTTCGCGAAGGCTACCTTCATGGATGGCTGCCTCATCCACGATGACATGGGGCTGGGCAAGACGGTGCAGGCCATCGCTGCTGTGCACAACCAGTCCACCGTGAAGCTGGTGCTGTGCTCTGCGTACATGCGGCCGCAGTGGGCAGCAGAGATTCAGAAGTGGACCGAGAAGCTGGGCCTCGAGCCCCGCCCCATCCACATCCTCCCGCCTGCAGGGAAGCGTGTGTCTGCGAAGGTGCAGGCACGGCTGGCAAAGCTGGCTGTCGGTGACTGGCTCATCGTCTTCTACCGAGATGCCGAAGCCGCCATGAAGCTCATCGGGTACAAGCCCTTCACCATCATCGTCGATGAGGCCCACAACCTGCGGGGCCTGGGCACGAAGCAGGTAGACCAAGTGCAGGGTGCCTCCACCTTCGCAGCTGGGCGCATCGCACTGACGGGCAGCGCACTCGTCAACGACGTGGGCAAGCTCTTCCCCGTCCTCAACATGGTGCAGCCCGGTGGTTTCGGGAACTACTGGAGCTTCACTGAACGGTACGCCTCAGCCCGCCGAGGAGAGTATGGCTGGCAGACGGGTGACTCGTCGAACATGGCGGAGCTCCGCCAGCGCATGCAGCACTGCAGCATCCGCCGCATCAAGGCCGACGTCGCAGAGCAGATGCCCTTCGACACCAAATACACGACGGTGTGGCTGGACGTCGGCCCCTCTGCCTTCAAGGCACTCGAGTCCTTCAACGTGCGCGGTGTGTCGGCCGCCACCTACGCCAGCGTCATCGCTGATGCGAAGCGGCCCGCCATCGTGGAGGCAGTGGCCTCCGACAGGGCGGCTCTCCTGCCCGGCATCGTCTTCACCTTCCTCAAGTCGCAGGCCAGGAAGCTGGCGCAGGACATCCCTGATGCGTTGGCTGTCGACGGTGACGTTCCGCCGATGGAACGGAAGTCACGCATCGACAGGTACGTGGCAGAGATGATGGCTCTGAAGAAGGTGCCGACCCTCTGCGCCACCATCGACTCGGTGGGCGAAGGCCTCAACATGCAGTGGGCCAAGGTGGTGAGCTTCGGTGCGCTGGACTTGACGCCCGATCGACTGAGGCAGGGCATCGGCCGCGCTGCACGCATGGGCCAGACGGGTACCGTGACGGTGCGCTTCTTCGTCGCGCGTGGCACGTCCGACGAGTGGGCCATCGAGACGGTGGCGAAGAAGCTGAGAGAGCAAGAGTCCTTCGCTGGCCGCGCCGAGGAAGAGAAGACGAAGATGGGCAAGGCCCTCTCTCCTGCAGGTGAGCGAGTCGAAGACGTGCTGCGCGCCATGTGGCAGCGGTACCAAGACAACCCCGACATGGACATCGAGTCCCCTCTGCCGCTGGCGGTAGGCCTTGGGAGTCTCGAGTGAAGAAGCCCACCCTGCAGCAGATGAAGCAGGCCACCCCACCTGGCCTCTGCCCCTTCTGTCTCGACCCCATCAAGCAGAACCCTCGGGGCCGCACCGCTCGCACGTGCGGTGACAGGGTGTGCGCTGTCACTGCGTACAACCGGGTGTACCAGCGGAGCTACCGACGCAAGACGGCAGTCGACGATCCGCTTGCCTTCACCCCTGCCTACAAGCCCCGTCACCAACGATGTCAGCCCCGCATGCTACGCATCAACCTATGCCCACCTCCCTCCTGACTCCCGGCAAGCTGCTCGTCCTCCCCTCCGGTGCCACCTCGCACGGGTGGCACAGCATCGAAGCCTTCATCCGTTGTCCGAAGGAACATCAGCTGGCCAGCGTGCGCGGCATCGAGCCCCTCTCGCTCGAGATGCGCATGCCCTTCGCTGTCGGCATCCTCCTGCATGCAGCCCGCGCCCAGTGGTTGAACGACGGAGGCAAGGGGGACTTGTGGAAGAAGGCCATCATCGAAGCGGAGAAGCGAGAGAAGCGGTTCCCCGTCAACGCGCGGGACGTGGCGCTGCTCACCTTCGCTGAGTACGTGAGGCACTGGAGCGTGCGGCCTCGCTTCCAAGTGCTGGCTGTCGAGTACGAGTTGAAGCCCCGAGGCCTGGCGAAGAATGCCCCCGAGTGGGCGCGGCGTGGCGCGCGGCTCGACTCCATCGAGAGGGACCCGCAGACGGGGGAAATCTGGGCAGGCGAAGCGAAGTCCACACAGCAGGGCCCCTCGAAGGTGCACGACAACTACCTCCTCCATGGCCAGGTGCTGCTGCAGATGGCGCTGTGGGGTGAGGAGGAGACGAAGCTCTTCGGCCCGCTCGCTGGCGTGCTGCTCGACGTCATCAAGAAGCATCCGGAGCCCAAGTGCTACGACCGCATCAAGCTGCGCACCGCTGACGCGACGCATGCGCTCGAGTGGTTCAAGCGGGACATGAAGGGCTGGCTGCTTCAGTCACAGATGGTGGACTGGGCCTCGAAGCCAGAGCGACGGCCGCAGTGCGTCAGGCAGTACGGGCCCTGCGACTTCCGCGATCTCTGCCTCGGTGGGAAGAAGCACGCCAACGAGTACGTCTTCCGAGACGGCCGCCGACTCACTGACTGGAAGCCAACTGCTGAGGAGCCAACACCGCCATGGGAATGAGTGCCGACGAGAAGAGCAAGCTGCTGCTGGACTACGTGTGCTGCGTCACCAAGTACGCGGGCGCACCGTACATCTGGGGCGGCAGAGGTGACGTCATCTGGACGCCAGCCGGGTTGAAGCCTCACGTGTTCGGCATCCGGGTGTTCGACTGCTCGGGCCTCATCCTCTGCGGGTGGCGGGACTTCTGCGGTACCGACCGACGCGGCAGCATGAATGCTCAGCTGCTGCACGACAACCTCCTCGAGCTCGTTCCCCGAGGAGAGGAGTTCAACGAGTTCGGCTCGCTCCTCTTCTACGGACTGTCGCCCAAGAAGGTGACGCACGTCATGCTGAACCTGGGCAACGGCCTCGTCATCGAAGCTGCTGGTGGTGACGACACCACGACGGGCATCAAGGCCGGAGCCTTCGTGCGCGTCGGCAGGAACCAGAGAAAAGAACGTGGCTTCTTGAAAGCGGTGCGATTGCCGCTTGACACGATGCTGCTCACGCCGTAACTAGTCAATCAACAGTCAATCAATCAAACAGAGGGCATCGAAATGAGAACTTCAGTTCAAGCCTTGGTCGGCAAGGGCAACATCTTCGCGTTCGTCTACGGTGAGGAAGGCGTCGGCAAGACGCGCCTCGCCCTGTCGCTGGCCCCCGGTGGCAAGGGGCTGGGCGTCATCACCCCCGAGGCAGGCGGACCGCTCGCGCTCGCCTCCGCTGGTGCCGGTGCGGTGCCGGTCGACCTCATCGAGCTCAACGGCCAGGACCCGGTGGAGCAGGTGCTCAAGGCGCTGCGCGCCATGGGGAACGACCCGTCCATCAACACCGTGCTGCTCGACGGCATGACGGTCCTCTCCGGGCACATCATCAGCCACATCACGGGTGGCGGCACCGAGAAGCAGATGGGCTTCGACGGCTGGGGCCAGATGCTCGGCGGCCTGCGTGCTGTCTCCTTCGCCTGTGAGCAGCTGAAGAAACAGGGGAAGAACCTCGTGATGACGGCATGGGAAGCCCCGCCCGAGTACGAGGACACGATGGCAGGCCAGCAGCTGAAGGCGAGCGGCCGCCCCTACCTCCTGGGCAAGGCGAAGTTCTGGCTGCCCGGTGGCTGCGACATCGTGGCCCGCATGACATCGAAGATGGTGAACGCGAAGGGCCCCGACGGGAAGCTCACGAAGACGTGGAAGGGTGAGCTTCACTTCGATCGCGATGGCATCTGGTTGGCCAAGTCCCGCTGGCCCCTGCCGTCTCCCTTCCCCGCAGATTTCTCGAAGCTGCTTGCCTCCGTCAAAGGCGCTGCCGCTTCCATGTCCTCCGCGACTCCTGTCGCGAAGCCCGGCCCGAAGCCGGTTCCTCCCACCAGCAGCAAACCGAAAGGCTGAATCAGATGAGCAAGGTCAAAGGCGAAGCACAGGGCCTCACGTACAAGCCGGGTGAGAAGCTCCCCGAGTCGCTCCCCGTTCCCGACGGTGAGTACCAGCTGGTCCTCCGCAAGATGGGCAAGGCGGGCCCGGCTGGCTGGAAGACGAAGCCGGGCAAGTTCCCCAACCGCATGCTCGTCCTCGAGCACGTGGACCCGGAGCACGAGGACGAGGTGACGGGTGGCCCGAAGCAGGTCATCGAGTTCGCGTCGCTGTCGCCCAAGGGGCCTGGCCTCCTCCGCATGCTGCAGCTGGCAGCGGCTGGCCAGTACCCGGAAGAGCTCACGCTCGTCTCCGGCCCGGACACGGCGTTCGCTCACCCGTCCGTCAACGCCAACGCGGAAGCCATCGACGGGCTCCTGCAGTGGCTGATGGACAACGAGGTGGTGCTGAACGTGAAGCTCAAGACCGAGGAGTTCAACGGTCGCGAGTCGAACAAGGTGGCGAAGTGGCTGGCCGCTGACACCGCCGAGGCCGCCGAGGAGACGGCCGACACGGACACCGAGGCTGCGGCTGAGGAGCCTGCCGCCGAGGAAGAGGCGGAAGAGGCGGAGGAGGATCCCGTCGTTCCCCCGCCGCGCAAGCCTGCCAAGTCGGGCGCGAAGCTGCCTGCCCCGGCTGCCAAGAAGAAGAAGTGATTCGGGCCTCGTCGACCCCAGCGCAGTGCCTCCATCAGCTGGCCCGGCTGATGAGTGTCGACTGCGAACCACCATCTCTGGGGTCGACGTTGGGCGTTTCGTCACGTGAGGCCTGGGGCCGAGCGGGTTCGAATCCCGCCGCGTGACCTGCAGTACCCACCGCAGTACCCACCAAGGAGAGCCACATGAAGGTGAAGGTCGGTCGTATCCAGTCGAAGCTGAACGGCATCGCGAAGCGTCTCGAGAAGTTCTCGAAGTACGAGCCCAAGACGGAGAAGCAGATCGCCTCCGTCGCGGCGCAGTTGAACAAGCTGATGGACTCGACGCGCGACGCTGCGTTCGGGCTGGGTGGTGAGGTGTCTCGTCTCGAAGCGAAGGTGAAGCCTGCCTCCGCGCCGATGGGCATCTGACTCATGCCCTACGACGCCCGCAAGGCCGGTGCGAAGTGCGACGCATGCCCCCGCAAGGGACAGGCTGTCGTTCCTCCCTCCGGCCCTGCGGGCGCTCGTGCATGTTGGCTGGGCCAGGACCCGACCCGCACCGAAACGAGACGCGGGCAGTCCTTCAGTGGTGCAACCGGCCAGCGCATGCTGCAGTTGTGGACGACGGCTGAGTCCACTACCAAGACGCAGTTCGGCAGGGCCAACATCTGGGTGACGAACGCTGCTCTCTGCGAGCCGCTCAACCCACGTGATGCGAAGGAAGCACGCAAGGCGATGGACTGCTGCATGCCTCGCCTCAAGCTCGAGCTCGACAAGCTGCACCCCGAGGCTGCCATCCTCGCCATGGGGAAGTGGGCCTTCTACCAACTGACGGGCCAGCAGAAGGGCGTGTCGAAGTTCCAAGGCTTCCTCTGCGTACCCAGCTGGGCGAAGCGCGGGCTGCTGAAGCACGCGCAGTGGTTCATGCCTGTCACGCACCCGGCCACGACGTTCCGCGCACCCGCGACGTTGGGCCCGCTGGCTGCACACACGGAGAACTTCCTTCTCTGTCTGGTGAATGGCCGCCCCGACTTGCCCAAGCTGCAGATGAACGTGGGAGCTCCGACGTTCCGTGAATTCCTCGCGACTGCGAAGGCCAAGCGTCTGCCCATCGCAGTCGACGTCGAGACGGGACGATGGGGCTTGCTGCCAGGGTTCGCTCACCTGCGCGCCATCGGAGTGGGCATCGCTGACGGGCCAGGCTGGGGCCTCTCGTGGAACTGGAAGACGATGCCCGGCAACGTGAAGTCTCTGCTGCGCGACATGCTGGCAGACAAGAAGCTGATGAAGGTGTTCCAGAACGGGGACGGCTACGACATCCCCATCCTCCAACGACATGGATTCAAGGTGCTTTGATGCGCTCCGGCGCGAAGGTGGGGAGGATGTGATGAAGACGACCGAGGCGATTGCGCGGCTGCGCGAGACGGCGACGAAGCTCGATGCGGCAGGGTTGACGCGCATCGCAACGGTGCGGGCTGACGACCTCCGCGCCCTGCTCGACGCGCACGCGGCGCTGGAGGCGGCGCACCGCGAAGTCACCGACCTGACCGGTGACCTCACGCCCGAGGTGCTGACGCGGCTCAGCGACGTGCAAGGCTACGTGCGCCGCGGCGACCGTGCTGCGCTCAGCGTCGACTACGCCCGAGGCGTCGCGGACGAGCGCGCGCGTGTGGTGGCGTGGCTGCGGGACTCTCCGAAGGCCGAGACGGAAGCACGGCACTACGTCGACTCACTGGGCGCGGCACATCTGGCACTCGCCATCGAGCGCGGCGAACACGAGAGCGAGGGCACATGAACGACGACGTGAAAGCGGCGGTCGAGTGGCTGGAAGAGTGCGTGCGAGTCGCGACACGAAACGGCGTACCGGAGGAGGCCGACCTCGAAGCGGCCGTCCTCGCGCACCTCGACGGCGAGCCCGCGCGCACGGCTGCGGCCGTTGCGGCGGCGACGCAGGAGCAACACCAGAATCAGCTTGACCTCCTCGACCGCATCGCGGAGTTGGAGGCAGGGGCCCATAGCCTGCGAGTCACCGCGCGGGACGCCACCGCGCGTCGCGACAGCCTGATGCGTCGTTGTGAGCGAATGGACGCGAAGCAGGACGCGGAAGAGAAGACCCTCACGGACCGCGCAGAGAAGGCCGAGGCCGAGCGCGACGCGCTGGCACACAGCCTCGCATACGCGGCCAGCGTGCCGGTCGGACAGGCGAAAGCCACACACGAGAAGACGGCCGTTGACCTGCGGCTTGAGCTCGACGCGCTGCGGGCGCAGGTGGAGGCGGCGCGGGCGGGACTGAACGTCATCACCGCATGGAGCGAAGGCCCCGAGGTGTCTGGCTCTTTCGACGAGCCGTGCTCTGCGCAGTACGCCCGCGACACGCTCGCCGCGATGGACGGGGCGAAGCCCAAGTGAGCACCTACGACACGCGCGACGGGCGACACGCGCTGTCGTCCACCTCACGCACAGGCCTGGCCCAACAGTCCTCCATCTACATCCCCGGCTGCCCGCCATGGAAAGCGGGCATCAACTTCTCTGACGAGGCCGACGACAAGGGCACGCTCGACGAGAAGACACCCCTCGAGCGGCTCTGCCTCTACAACGCAGAAGACTGCGTGCGCACCGCGCAGGTGGCGGGGTACCAGCAGGCTGAGCTCGCTGAGGCAGACGAGCGTACACATCTCATCTACCGGCAGATGCGACGCCTCAGCCGCGTCGCGAGCGAGATGTCTCGTAAGGGCTTCCCATTCGACAGAAGCCAGCAGAAGAAGCTGCGCGTCGAGTTGACGAAGACGTTCGAGCGGGAGAAGCAAGTCTTCAAGCGGATGCTGGGCAAGCACTCACCTGCTTTTCGCATCTCAGACAAGGGTGGGCTGAACGAGTCGGACTTCCGCGCGCTCCTCTTCAAGGATTTCGCCAAGCCAGGCATCCGCAGCTTCGACTTGACGGTGCCGCTCTCTGACAAGTCGTGGACGGACAGCGGTGCACCGTCGGTCGACAGGCAGGCACTCCTCACTCTCTTCTCTCAGCCCAATACCCCACCCGAGGTGCAGGAGCTCATCCGCCAAGCATGGCGGGTCGACGCGCCGCTGAAGCTGCGTTCCACGTACATCGATTCCGAGAAAGTGGAGCAGGGCATCGGCCCCGACGGACGGATGCATGCACGCATCAACAGCTGCGGCCCCGAGACGTACCGATGGAGTTGCAGCAAGCCCAACCTCTTCAACCTCTCAGAGGCGAAGGACGAAGACGCACTGCAGGGCGACTTGCCCAACGTGCGGAGTCAGTACGTGGCCGACCCAGGGCACGTCATCGTCCATCGAGACTTCAAGCAACTCGAGCTCGAAGTGATGGCCGAGTACACGGGCGACGCGCTGCTGCGGAAGATGCTCGACTCAGGCGACGTGCACGTGGCTCGCGTGCGTGAGTGGTTCAAGGTGCCCCCTGAAGTCGACGTGCCCCCGGCCCTGCGCAAGGGCGGCAAGTACGTGGGCTTCTCCAGCCAGTACGGTGCAGGCCTCGAGACGGTGTGGATTACCGTCCTGGCCCAGTGGCAGGGCGCGAAGTTCGAGGAGATTGCTTCCCTCTGGCAACTCTTCCGCGACTCGCACGTGGGCATTCGCAGCCACTGGCAGACGAGCACCGAATTCGCAGAGCGCAACGGGTACAACGAAGCTCCCATCATGGGGTACCGCAGGTACTACCCGCAGGGCTTCGCCTTCAAACCCACCGAGTGCAGCAACTACGCGATTCAGTCTGGTGCAGCAGCCATCGCCAACTGCACCATGGTGGGGAACGGCTCCGAGGCTTCGTACAGGAAGAGCCTTCACTACCGGCTGAAGAAGGAATTCCCGCGTGCCTACCTGATGATGCACGTGTACGACTCGTTCGACGTGCACTGCCGCAAGGAGGTTGCAGAGGAAGTCAATCAACTGGTAGATGAGTGCATGTCGGGACCCTGGGCCATCGGTTCCAACGCACGTCGCTACAGGAGCGACGGCAAAATCGGCCAGCTATGGAGCGAAGTATGACGACTGCCAAGGTGAAGGTGACGAAGCTGAACGGCTCCGTGGAGTACGTGTACGCGGAGCAGGAAGAAGTGGGCGAAGGCAAGCTGAAGCTGGCTGACGGCATGGCGGAGATCAGCGGTCGCGACGCCACCGGCAACTGGGAAGCCGTCGAGGTGGCTGCTCCCGTCCCTGTCGTCCCTGCCGATCCCGTCACCCCGTAACGCCATGTTGCCCACCAAGCGACGCTGCAAGTGGGCTGGGTGCCGTGAGGCACTCGGCCCTCGAGTACAGAAGTGGTGCCCCAAGCACCGAGAGCTCGTGCGTGCTGAGCAGCTGGCCAAGGCACAGAAGCGCATGCTGCGCAGGCGGAAGCGTCACGTGAAGCTGAAGCAGCCCCAGGTTCTACGGCGCGGAGTGCTGACCAACTGGGCTCGAGAGAACCCTGGCGAAGCGGCTTTCCTGTGGACGCGACGCAACGACTCTCCCCTTCCGCCTGCCCTTGTTGAAGTGCTGCGGAAGAAGCATCCCCCGGCTGACAGCTACATCGGGTAGAGGCTAGAAGGTGGGGTATGACCTCCACCCGAAACTTCGCTCTCCTCGTGCTGGGCCTCGTGCTCGGTGCTCTGCTGTTCACCGTCGCACCTGCCATCGCGTCCAACGGACGCACCGTCGGCACCATCCATGGGCTGATGGAGATTCTCAACGGCTCGCCCAACCGCATGGGCGTCATCACCAGCGCAGGCGCGTCCACCACCAACGCCACGACGGCGGCTCCCTTCACCATCACGCGGGGTGAGTCCCTGATGGTGGTGTGCGATCAACCTGCCTTCTGCCGGGAGCTCTTGACCGGAACGGTGGCCTCTTCTTCGTACACGTCAGCTGACTTCGGCAGACCTATGGAAGCAGGCAAGTCCTGGTACGTCATTGCAGGCGCAGGCTCAGGCACTACGAGCTTCGCGTGCGTGGCAGCCGTGGCTTTCAACTGCGTCTTCTTCGAGCTCGAGTGATGAGTGCCCTCGTCTTGATGATGCTGGCCCAGATGGGCCAGCCGATGTCGCGGTGGCAGCCGAACCAAGACGACACGTCAAGAGCACTCTTCGAGTTCGCCCCGTCGTCCGGCGCGGGCATGGGCGCGGCGTGTGCCTGCACGACGCCGACCGGCGCGAAGGGTGAGGCGCTGACGTTCACCCGCACGGGTAACGCGACTTGCAGCAAGCAGGGCCTCGCAACGACAGGCATCGCGAACGGCGACCTCGTGGTCTGCGCGGGCGACCAGCCCCGCGTTGAGCCGAGCGGCGGAGTGCTGGGACTTCGGGTGGAGGGTGCGCGGACAAACTCACTGCTGCGCTCGCAGGAACTCGACAACGCGGCTTGGACTCTCGACTTCGCTGGCGGTGGTGTGATTCCGACGCGGACGGCGAACGCAGCGACGGCGCCGGATGGCACCACGACGGCCGAGCGACTTCAGTTCTCGGCTTGCCCCACCATCGGGGATTCCAGCGTCATCTACCAACTGCACGCCACTACCGGAGCGAGCGCCACGAGCATCTACTGCCGAGGCAACGGCTCGACGCAGAGCATCTCCATCTGTTCATTCGGTAGCGGCGGCTCGTCCGGGTGCTCGTCTGTCTCGTGTCCGTCAACGTCGTGGTCGCGGGTTCAGGACTTGCGCACGGCGGTCGGCGTCGGCGGGATTGTCGTGGGCTGCAACAATGTCACGGCGTCCTATGCAGGCGCCAGCAACACCGGAGCGGCTGACGTCTTCCTCTGGCAGGCACAGTCGGAGATGGGCGCCACCTACGTCACCTCGCCAATCCCCACCGTCGCGGCTGCGGTGGCGCGGAATACGGAAACCAACCCACGCTTCACGGATGCATCCATCGCCACCGCCTTTCCTCTGGGCGGAACGTTCTCAATCTCGGCCACCGTGCAGACGGTGTTCTCGGTGTGCGCGAGCGGGCAGGCGGCCGTCGAAATCGACAACGTCAGCGGCAGCGGCAGCCCACCAGCCCTAGCCTACTGTAGCGGCGGGTTCGCTCAGGGCTTCTCTTTGCTCGGCGGCTTGATCAACACCGGCGTTGCGTGGGGCTCCGGGTTGAATCGACTCGCCTACGACTCATCCCGACGCGTTGCCTACAACGCGACCGCCGTCACCGCCGCATCAACGACGATGGGCGCGACGGGCACCATCATCGCCATTGGCGGCAACGGCGCCCAACTCCCGCCCGACGGCATCATCACGTCTGTCTGTGTCGACCCATCTCCATCAAGGTGCCGCTGATGAACTCCAAACTCCGCAGTCTCCTCGTCGGCGTCGGCATCTTCGTCGTCGGCGGCGTCTCGTTCTCCGTGTTCCGCCGCGAGCCGCCCGGCCAGAGCATCGCCAATCTCCGCGACGCGGGGCTTCTCTCCGAGCGCACCGGCAGATTCGTCCTCGCGTGCCCCGAGAAAATCACGACGGCGACGCGAAACAACCTGCGGAAGAACGGCTACGGCACATTCCGCCCCGGGACCGTGCATCGCATCGCACGCGTCGTCATCGAGCACCAGAACATCGAGGCGCTCTGGCTCCCCGACGGCGGCCGAATCGACGAGCAGAACGACAGCGGCGTGCCCATCGACTGCTGGGCTCTTGCGCGCAACGACTTCTTCGGCTGGGCCCCCGTGCTCGACGGGGGGCACTGCCTGAAACGAGAGTTGGTCAACCCCTCCATCGACGTGCTCGCGGCCGAGGAGGTCGACGGCGGTGATGAGGAGGACGAGACGGACGACAGCCTCCAGTTTCGCACGGACGACTGCTTCAGGTTGGAGTGCAACGACGACACCGACGCCGGAATTCGCGAACTGAACTGGCTCGCCGACGGCGGCGCGCGGCACGCATTCCCTGACGGCGGGCCTCGACCGTGGTGCAACGTCGCGACGCGGCGCGGGCGCATCACCCCTCCGTGTGTGATTCCAGACTGCTCGTTGAGCGACGGTGGGTGGGACGATAACGGGCCTGAGGTGGACTGCCGAGGTACCGGGCCGTTCGGCATCAGCGACGGCGGCCCTCGCTGGCGCGGCTGCAACGTGACGCCTGCGACGTTCGCCACGGGTTCGGCGTGCATCCCGGTGGAGTGCAGCGTCGTCAGCGGCGACGGAATCGACGTGCTGCGATGAGCGACCCCAGTCAGCTGGAGCCAGAGTCAATTGCCAAGGGCGGTGGCGTCCTCGTTGCCACGGTGGCCCTCTTCAAGTTCTTCTTCACGACAGGAGTCACGGAAGTGAAGGCGGACGTGAAGGAGCTCAAGACGATGCTGACTCAGCTGACTGGAGTCGTGAGCAAACTCGCGCTCGACGTCGCGGTGGCGAACAAGGACGCCATCTCACGGAAGGAATTCGAGGAGCTTCGCAACGAGGTGGACGACGTGGCCCGGAGAGTCCAGCACATCGAAGAGATGGTGAAGCAGGGAGTCGTCCCGTGAGCGACCCGGCCAACAGCCAGCCGTGCGTGGTGAAGGACTGCAAGAGCGGTTTCTCGCCCAACAGCCCCTTCCCCTTCTGCACGTACCACTTCAACAGCTTCGTGATGTCGGGCGAGCGTCGCCGCATGCTGCATGTGCAGGCCACAGCCCTGGCTGACTTCGCGAACCGTATTGCACTCGAAGCCTCCAACGAAACGAAGTGACTCATGCTGTCCAAACGCCAGGCCCCGACTCTCGTCAACGTCACTCCCAGTGAGGAGCTCATCGGGGCGTGGTTCGTCTGGCGCTCGAAGTCCATCTCGCTCACCATCACCAACCCCAGCGGCACGCAGTCCATCACCCCGGTGCTGTACACGCGACTCTCGGAGAACAACCCTTGGTCGCTAAGGCCGCAGCAGTTCAACACCCTCTCGGGTGACGGCATCATCGCTCCGCTCGAGACTGCTTCTGTCGACGTCGACCCTGGCGCGGTACAGGACCTGGCCGTCTTCGCGTCTGCGTCGGGGGTGGGCATCAACGACGTCATCCTCACTGCGTCTGACGAGCCGGAGCCCTCATGGTGACGATGCTGCTGATGGTGCTGGCTCAGCCAGCCCTTTCCCTCAACGGGGAGCCACTGACTGCTCTGCGGTGCGATGGGGGCATCGTGTGCTCGAGGCGCGGCAGCGTCGCGACGCTCATCGGCACTCCGTCAGCAGGCTCTGGCAGTGGAGCTCCCGTCGATGGTGGGTACGTGGTGTGGAGCGCGGCCGCGACGTCGGGCTCCACCAACGAGCGGGTGCTGACGGCAGGTACCAATGTCACGCTCAGCACCGCGACGCCCGGACAGCTGATCGTCAATGCCTCTGGTGGTGGAGGCTCTGCCAACACCGTGGAGGTCGACGTCGACTTCTCCACAGGGCTCGACACCGCTTCGACCGTCGTCACGGGGCAGGCCTGGGTGACGGGCACCAGCATCATCGTCTGCGTGCCGACTGCTCTCGCTACTTCGTCACGGGCTGAGGGAGACGAGGACTCAGCCATCGAGCAGCTTGTGGCAGTCGTTCACTCGCGTGTAGCTGGCGTAGGGTTCACGCTGCTGGTTGCTGCGCCTCTCACCACTACAGGCATCTACAAGTTCCATTGCACGGGAGCATGACCATGAAGCATCTCATTCTTGCAGTCGCACTGCTGGCAAGCACGTCCTTCGCAGACGTCATCATCAAGGGTGGCAGCACCACTGGGCAGGCGAAGGTGAACACCGACGGCAGCCTTCAGGTGAACGAAGGCGCGTCGCAGCGCGTGACGTACATCGCCAGCGTCTCCGGCGTGGCCACCACGGCGCTGTACAACCTCACGGTTGAGGCCGGTGGCTCGCAGGGTTTCAAGGTGTCGCAGATCTGCGTCGGCGTCTCGAACGCCACTGCAGCAGCAGCGGTCAACGTCACGGTCAACCGGCGCACCACTGCGTCGTCTGGAGGCACCGTCATCGCGAACGAGGCGACGGGCAACGCGGTCAGCAAGATGGACCCTGCCGATGCGTCGTGGGCTGGCATCGTGCGGCTCACCTCGACGCTCGGCACCATCGGCCCGACGCTCGACGGCTTCAGCTTTCAGGTGGGCGAGCTTGGCGCAGGCACTGCCGACGCCCCCGGCCTCGCGACGTTCTGTCGCGTGTACGGGCTCAACGGCGAGAAGCTCCCGCGCGTCGTCGCTGGCGTGACGAACGGACTCACCGTCAACGTCTCGGCTCCGGGCGCGGGCGGCTTGGCCAGCGGTTCCATCTCCATCACCTTCATCGCGGAGTGACCATGTTCTTCATCATCCTCATCGTCTGCATCCTCAATCTGCTGCTCACCGTCTTCATGTTGCGTGTGCTGCTGGTGCGTCGTGCTGCTGCTCCCGCTCCTGAGAGCGTGCACGGCATGCGGCTGGCTCAGGCAGCCTTGGCCTCTGCGAAGTCGCAGAAGCCGAACGGCCATCGACTCGAAGTCCTCGAGTTGGCTCAGCGCATCTTCCTCGAGCTCGACTTGAGGGAGGACTCGAAGCCCGACTACACCGCGAAGCAGGCAGCCCACTACGTCCACGCCGCTTCCGTGGCGCTCGAGGCTGGGGCAAAGTGACGCGCATGAACCCTCTCGACAACGCTTCCCTCCGCCGCGCCGTGGCCCTGCTCATCGGGGCTGGAGCTCTCGTCCTCAACAAGAAGCTGGACCTCGAGCTCGATGCTCAGGCCCAGGAGTGGCTCACCCTCATCGTCATGTCGTACATCCTGGGCGGCAACGCCAAGGAGGCGATGATGGCCCGCGCCGCTGCTGCCAGCACCACTGCTGGCGCGCAGGTGAAGACAGTCGACGAAGCACTCGCAGTCATCAAGGGGCCCCAACCGTGAAGCACCTTCTCCTCTGTCTCGTGCTGATCGCCGCACCCGTCCTCGCTCATGAGGATGGCGGGGTGCTCATCTCCGACGCACCCGTCATGTTGAAGCTCGACGAGAACACCTGTCTCCCGAACGAGCTCATCATCAAAACGGGGCAGCGCATCTCCAGCTGCGAGGCGAAGGTCGTCTCCTACGAGAAGGACCTGAAGGAGATGACGCCCCTGCCGCCCTGGGCTGCCATCGTCATCACGACGTTGGCCCTGGGTGCAGGAGTCGCCATCGGCTTCGGCATCGCTCGAGCCGTCACTCCCGCCGCGTCGGGAAACTGAGCGGACCGACTTTCCGCATCTGGGTGGGCCCCGCCGCTTCCAAGCGGCGGAGCTCTTCCAGCCTGCGTTGAGCTTCCAGCTGCACCCGCATCTTCTCGTCAGCGGGCAGCTTGGCGCTCCGCAGCTTGACGTCCCGCTCCAAGTCTCTCGCCTCGCGGGTGCGCCCTGCGCGCACCGACTCTGCGGTACGGGGGCCTACCTTCTTCATGCCCAGCGGCATGAGAGGGTTCTGGAACGTGGCTGCCTCGCCCGGCGTGAGGGCTTCTTCGCCAGGCCTCAAGTCGAGGGCGGCGGAACCGGGCCCGTTCATCTCGGTGCGCCGCGCGACGTCCTTCATGCGGCGGTTGAGAGTGGGCTCGAAGTAGTCCCACATGTTCGAGAGGAGTGCATACCCCTCTTGCCCCGGCAGCGGGTCCCTCGAGTATTCCGCAGCAGGCACGCCCGCAGCTGAGAGAGCCTTGCGCGCGAAGGGCTCGAGCGCACCCGACTCCACGAAGCCCAGCATCACGTTGGCTGCGATGCGCTGAGGGATGCTGCCCTGCCCGCGCACGAAGGTGAGGAAGGGGTTGAAGGCATCGAAGCTGACAGCCCAGGTCAGCTTGCCGTCTGCGTTCTTGACGGGGATCCAGTCGTGCACGGGGTTGTTCTCCCGCCACGAGGTGTTGAGTGCACCTTCAGCCGCTTCCACTTCCTCGTCTGAGATGCCGTTGAGGTAGCGGTTGAAGGCGAACGCTACGGAAGGAAGGCTCCACCAGACAGCGGTGCGGGCCAGACTTCCCACCTGGCCCTTCGCGGCATCCTCCATGATGTTCTTCGCCACGCGCATGTTGTCGACGTGGAAGCTCAGGAAGGGTGCGAGGCCCAGCGAGTTGTTGGACAGCTGCTTCACTGCAGGGCCGATGGACGCACCACTTGCGAAGTACCGGTTGACGATGTGCGTCGCACGCGAGCGAGCCTCAGCCACAGAGAGGCCCATGCTGACGCCTTGGTCCATCTGGTCGAGGTAGGTGCCGAGCCGCCACACTGTGTCCATCGTCTCGTACAGAGAGCCGAGGTGCGTCTTCACGCCTTCGAACTTCTGCCAGAGCTTCTCGACTCCGCCAATCATCCCGTGGTTGTTCGACTCGCGAATGGCCGTCTCGACGATCTGCTTCGCGACGGAGCCTCCGTAGTCGACGCCTCGGCCCGGCCGCACGGCTGCGTCCTCGAGCGCCTGCGCGTACATGCGCGCGGGTGCACTCCTGGCGTCGGTGGCTTCGGCACCGAATGCACGCAACGCCTCCCAGGCCTGAGCGATGCGTTTGGGCCACCGCTGCATCGGCACACCAGCGGCGCTCGCGTACATCGAATTGCCAATGAAGTTGCGGAGGAAGGTGGCAGGAGCCGTCATCACCTTCGCGAAGCGGAAGATGTTGGTGGGCATCTGCGCCATGCGCGCGAGGATGTTCTGGCTGACGGGATTGCTGATTTCCAGCATCGACTCTCGCAGCTGAGTGTCGAGGTACTTCCCAGCCAGCGGGCCGAACTTCTTCTTGTTGCCCGCCGCGTCGATGGTGTCGTCCCACAGCATGCGCGGGTCGAGGTTGGAGCCCTGGCTCCACTTGTCATCCCAGAGGGTGCCCTTGAATTCCGGCGAGGCGAAGCCCTCCACCACGCGAGCGCGACGGTACATGCCCTCGAGCTCGGCAGCAGACTGCGCCACCACGAAGGCAGGATCGTTGATGACTCCGTACAAGTCCCGCAACGGCTCCGGGAGCTTCCGCTCCTTCAGGATGTTCCGGTTGAAGGGGGACTCGAGGAACATCTTCTCGCTGCCCACCGGGTCGTCCACGATGCGCTTCACCAGCGCAGCCACCTGCGCTGCAGCGTCGTCGGCACCCAGGCCCTTCTTCATCAGGTACTGCTGGGCCTTCACTCGAGCGTCCGTCGAGGGAACGAACTTCTTGGAGTGGAACGCTTGGTACTCGCGATGCAGCCACGGCAGCGCGAGCTTCGCGCGGTTGTCCATGGCGGCAATCTCCGCAGGGGAGAAGTACCCATTGGCCTTCAGCCACGCTCGCTTCTTCTCGCCCTCGCGCAGGAGGTTGTTGAAGAGGTTCTTGAAGCTGTCGGGCAGAGAGTTGATCTCCGCAGGGCTGGCCTTCAAGTCGCGTACCCGACGGATGATGTTCTCGACGCGGGCCTTCTGGTCCTTCGGCAATGCCTCGACGAGCTTCGGGTAGCTCTTCTCCAGCTTCACGTTCCCTGCGTCCTTCGCGGCTTGGTACTGGCGAATGGCATACGCCACGTCACCCTCGGCGCGGTTCTCCGGCAGAGACAGGGCCTTCTTCAGCTTCTCGAGCTTCCCCTTGTCCTTCACGTCTGCCCTGCGGGCTGCCTCGGCCTGGGCACGCATGGCCTCGAAGTCCACCTCTTCGGGCATGGGCTTGGGCCCCGACGGAGGCGCTGCCACCATCGCACCACGCGGGTTGCGGATGGTGGGAGCCTCGGGCAGCCCTTCGTATGCAGGATGAATGGGAGCAACAGCCCCGCTCTCAAGGTGCCCAGACGGGTTTCGTTCCGCACCCCCGAGGTAGTCACGGAAGCCTCCCGTCGGGATGATGGGCTCACCGACTGCGAGGAAGCGACGGATGCCCGAGGGGCCTTCGGCGGGAGCCATCACCGGGGGCGGGGGCTTCCCACCTCCTGAGCCCCCACCCCCGGCGGCTGCGGGCCGAGCCGCACGGGTCGGCGGAGTGAGCGAGTCCTCGACACCGGCCTGCGTCGGAGTGTCACGCACCTTCGGTCGCTTCGCTGCAGGACGCTGCTGCAGGAGCAGGCTGACCTTCGCGTCATCTCCCATGAGCCAGTTCAAGTCGTCAACTTCAGAAGCAGCCGACACCTTCACGGGTACTTCGACGTTCGGTCCACGACGAATGAAGGTGGACGTCAACTCCCCGCGCTGCGCCAGCTGCGTGATGGGGTCGACGTTCGTGTCTCCTCCACGGAACTTCATCGTGCCCACTTCGGTGTTGCCGTCGCGGAACTTCATGGTGTCGCCACCGCGAAGCAGGTCGGTCCCCACCTCCGTGCGCATGTTCGTCAAGTCGCGACCCAGGTTCCGAGTGTCGCCCCCGACTGACCGCTGGTTCACGGTGCCCACGTTGTCTCGAGCTCCGCTCCCCTTCGAGGGCGAAGGTGGGAAGGCTTCGAGGATGTACCGCTGCACCAGCGGGTTAGCGAAGCGTCGGTCCTCCATCATCTGGAGGAACGACTTGCCGTAGAGCTCCATCGAGCGCGCATCGAGCGGGCCAATGTCTCCGGTGCGGTTGCCATACACCCAGGCCGCACGCAGCTGCGCGTCGGGGAAGCTGGCCATGGCATCGTCTGCCATGCGCTGAGCGGTGCGCTGCTGCATGGCCTGCTCTCGTGGACCTCGCTGGGCTTCCACTGCATCAGCCGCGTCGAACTGCGACTGCATGCGCGGACGACCGCTCTGGTCGAACGTCGCCACTGCATCGGCCTGCGTGCGGGGCTCCGTCACCACCCGGTCCAGCTGCAGGGGCTGAGGTGCAGAGCGCGTCTCTTCCATCCCTCGCTTCACCATCGTCTGCTCTCGCGAACGCTGAGTGAGCTCTCTGCTCATCATCGTCTGCTCGCGGGAAGCCTGCGTCGGAATGAACTCATCAGCCAGTGCAGCTTGCGCGGCCTTGTGCTGCTCGAGGGCTGCCTCTGCTGCATTCATCTGCGCGATACCTCGCAGCTGGCCCGGCTGCATCTGCAGGAGCTCCGCACGCGGTGCCTTCATCGCGTCGCCCACGACGCCCAGGCCTGCCATGCCGACGCCCAGTGCAGTGCTGGTTGGGTCGGTCGCCGTGTCGAAGGCTGCTTGCACGCGAGCGTCGGGGGTGCGCTCGCCCATGTACGCTTCCTGAATGTTCTGCCCGACGTTGATGCCTGCGTTGGCGAGGAACTCCTGCCCGAGGTTCGCAGGCCCGCCGATGCCAGCCGCGCGCAGCATGCGCGACTGCACCATCTGCTCACCAATCTGTCCCGGCAGCATGGCGGCCTGCTGAGCGACTGCAGCGCCCGTGATGCCCAGGTTGTCCTCGAGCGACTGCACCGACTTGATGACGTTCGGGTCCATCGCCAAGTCGCGGTCTGCCGCGCTGCCCAGCCCAGCGGCGCGCGGGTAGAGCGGCAGGCCCTGGAAACCACGCGCGGCCAGCAGCGCACCGGCAGAGCCAGGCCCCATCCCAAGGGCGGAGCGGAAAGGAGCGGTCGCCGCTGCGAGCGGGGCACTCATCGGGTTCGCCATGTAGTTGGGCGCGTCCTGCGTGCCCGCGATGGCCTTCAAGTCCCCTTCCGCCAACGGCTGCACCGCGTTGGTGATGGCCGTCATGTCGGGAGCCGACGGGAGGAAAGAGCCCACCTGCCTCGCCACCTGGCCAGCAAACTGGCCGGGCGAGGGGAGGGCCTTCAGGGCATCACGCCCGACGCCAGCTGCAGCATCGAGTGCAGGCTGGGCCTGTTCCATCAGGGTCGGCTCGCGCACAGCAATCTGGAACACCTTCAGCGCAGGGTCGCTCGTGACGTTGCCGCTCGAGTCGAGAGAGACGACACGCTCTCCAGCCTGTGGAGGGTCGTTCATCGGCTCCCATGCCGATGCTCCGGGGGAAGCCTTCAGAGCGATGAAGCGTGCGCCGGGAGGAAGCTGGAAGCCAGAGTTGGTGCCCATGTGGGCACCCTACCAGCCTCATTCGTAGCCGGTCGACGGGTTGAACGCAGGCTGCTTGAGAGCGGGCGGAGCGGCTGTCTGCGGCGCGGAAGGGCCTGTCTGCGCGGGAGCTTGTGGGGCTGCCTGCCCCGGACCCGGACGCATGGGCGGCAGGTACGGCTGCCCACCACCGACGCGCGACTGCAACGCGAAGTTGTACGTGTTCGCGTACTGATCGTACTGCCCGCGCAGAGCCTGAGCGGCCTGCTGCATGTCAGCCAGCCGCGCTCGCCCTTCCTCGGTACCGTTGATGCCGATGGCGATTCCGTTGTTGAGCGCCTGCTCTGCGGAGCTCCAGGCCTGGCGTGCGTTGTCGACTGCCTTCTCGAGCCACTTGATGTCATCGGGCCCAGGCTTCGCACCGTTCTTCAGCTTCGCCTTGATCTTCTGCCCTTCGACTTCCAGCTTCGCCATCTCCAGCATGCCCTGCTGGCCCACCTTCAGCAGCGCCACTGCGTTGTTGAGGCGCGACCGCTCGCGGCCGAACTCACCGGCCAGACGCTGCTGCTCGACGACGCGGTTGGTCGACTCCTGCGACGCGCGACGCTTGCTCAACTCCGGCATCATCTCGCGCAGGAGCGCGAGCTCCTCCATGGTGGTGGGCATGGGCAGCGGGCCCCGCGCACGTGGCTGCATGGGAGGCTGACTCGACGGCGCGAAGCCGCTCGGTGGAGCCATCGCAGACGGGGGCGCAGCGGGCACCGCGAAGCCTGACGAATCGAAGCCCGGCATGCTCGAGGCTCCAGGCCTCGTCACCGAGGGCTCTCCGATGTCGACCTGCATGCCTCCGTAGTTGAAGGAGCTCCCCGGCTCTGCCTGCGTCATGCCTCGGGGCACGCCCATCTTGGGCATGGGCGGGCCGGGAATGACGGTCGAGTCGGGCATCAGCGTCTGCACGTCGGCATTCGTGCCGGGGCCCAGCGAGCCGAACTCCGGCTGCTGAGGCGGCGCGACAGGTGAGAGGAGCTCGTCGAAGAGCGACTGACCGAAGGCGCTGTTGACGGCGGCCATCTGTCGACGCTGAGCCTCGAGGGCAGCCAGCTGCTGAGGCACCAGCATCGTGCTGCCTTGGTTGGCAAGGCGAGCCTGCATCGTCTCCCGAGGAGAGTAGATGCTGTCGGGGGCCTGCGTCATGAAGGCAGAGAAGGGGCTCATCAGATGGAACTCCCGTACCGCATGTAGGCCCGCTGAAGCTCCGGGTCCATCTCAGGGTTGTAGCCCCCGCCCGCGAAGCCTCCGACGAGCCCACCCAGGCCTGAGCCGACGGGGATGGAGAGACCACCCGTGAAGGGCGCGAGCGCGACGCCCAGCAACCCGCCGAGGCCCGCACCGATGCTCGAGCCCCCTTCCTGCGAGGTCTGGCGACGACGGGCGATCTCGTTCCGAATCGCCTGACGGCGCATCGCTTCCTGCTGGTTCAGGTTGTCGACGAGGCCCTGTCGCTGGTTGATGGCCTGCATCAGCATCGTGCGACGCCACTGATCCCACTGGTTGTTGGCGTTGTTGACGGAATTGGCTTCAGCGTTCGCGACCGCAGAACCCTGCAGGCCGTTGGCTCCAGCTGCGGCTCGAGCAGCCTGCTGAGCCGATGCGGCAAGACGACCCGGCACCGTCATGCCGTTGAGCTCGTTGACGAGCCCTCCCAGCATGCTGGCGTTCTGTGCGGCGTCGGCCTCCCACGGCAGGGGCTGCGCATCGAAGCCTCCGCTGCTCATCGAGTTGAGCGCCCCGAAGCCGCGAAGCAGGTTGTCGGCGGCACCCATCCCACTGCCGATGGCAGCTGCACCCATACCCGGCTGCGTGAAGAAGTTCGCGTAGCCCGAGGGTCCCGCGCCTCCACCGCTGTAGTCGAACCCGCGCGAGCCTGGGCCCATGCGAGGGGCCGCCGTCTGGTTGATGCGAGAGGCTGCTCCTGCAGGAGCGCCGGGAACCGCACCGCGCATGAAGCTGTAGTCCATGGCTCACCCTACCGTCTGAAGGCCCCAGTCAGGAAGGGCGTGTACACGCTCTTGTACAGGTCGTTCGCAGGCTGCAGCGCACCCTGCATGAAGTTGACGCCACCGAAGGGAGAGATGCCCGTCTCGCCTCCGTTGATGGCGGGCAGAGAGCCCGTCATCCCGTACCCGTTGAAGTTCGTCTTCGCGCTCCACGGGTTCATCTGATCGAACGTCGGGCCCTGAATGCCGGTCGGCCCTGCGTCGGGCGGGATGGGAGACGTTTGGAGGCCACCCCCCGGAGGGCCACTCTCCCACGCGCCCGGCAGGTAGTTCTGCGAGGCAGGCTTCGACTTGGGCTTCGAGGCAGAGTCGAGCTTCGCGTTGTTCAATGCAGCTGCATCAGCCGACGCGCGGAACGCATAGCCGGGACTCTTCGTGAAGAAGTCGCGAATCCAATCGCCTGCCGTGTAGCTCATGGAGTGGCTCCGTCGTCATCCCAGAGAACGCCGTCGAGACGCGGTGGGTCCGCAAGGGCACCAGCTGCGTTGTAGCACTCGATGCTTCCACCCGTAGTGGTGCGTGAGCGCACGTGACAGCCGAAGTTGTCGGCAGCAGCTGCAGCAATGCCCTGGCCAGTGACAACGAGCATGTAGTTCGCGTTCGGGCGTGCGGGCGAGAGTGTGTAGGTGAAGACGCCTGCGCCTGCGCCGCGCGTGTACGTGAGGCTGGTGGTGAGGCCAGACGTGAGGATGGCCCCTGGCACGTTGGTGGCTCCAGAGGTGTAGGCCCACGAGCGCGGCAGCAAGTCGGGCCGCGCCAGCTTCGACACGCTGATGGCTGCGGTGCTCGAGATGTGAGCGTCCACGATGCCACCGGAGAACGTGTTGTGCAGATGCGCCAACGAGTCGTTGAGCGCAGTGGCCGTGAGGCCCTGGCCCGGCGACCAGACGGTAAAGGCAGGGGTGCTGGTGTGCGCGAGCACGGGACTCCAGATGCACAGGGCGAGGAGGAGTGCGGCACCGAACGTCTTGATGAAGTTTCTCATGGGGAGTTGGGGGTTCCTGTGGGGAGACGGCCGTGTGCGTTGATGCGTTGAGCGAGACTCCAGAGACGCAGGGTACCCTGCAAGCTGATGAGTTGCAGCTGCACCCGTCTGCCCATCTGTCGACTCAGCGGGGTGAAGGACTGGATGATGGTGCGTGCACCGAGGCCGATGGCCACGTTGTCCAGCTTGCTCGCCTCTGTCTCGTTGATGCCCAGGATGAACTCCGCAGAGGGAGCGGTGCCTGCTGCTTCGCTGGCGAAGAGAGAGGTGCCGTAGTCCGTCGGGGTGTGATCGCACGACGAGTACACCTGCAGATTGCTGCCCCCCGGCACTTCGTCACGCTGCGGGTAGTCGACTTCGAGGTCCACTCCTTCGACTGTCTTCTTGATGAAGGGGTTCCCGTAGTCCATCTGCCGCAGGGCAATCCACTGGGAGATTTCCAGCATGCCGCTGCCCTTGGTGAAGAAGGGCTTGTCGTCGAGCGTCTTGTCGGCACCATTCAGCCGCGCGAGGTGGCCGACTGTCAGCGTCGTCCCTGCGTTCTCGAACGACGAGGGCATCACCAGCTGAGCCACGACGTCTTGAAGCTCAGGTGCTGCCACCATCGCGCGTGACGGGATGACTTGCGGACCCCACCACTGAGGGGTTGCCGGGTTGCGCAAGTCGCACATCAGCTGCGACTGATCGAGGTGGGCGAAGCCGTACAGGGTGGAAGGGTCGAACGCCGTGATGGGCCCGACAGCCCACGGCAGCTGCAGGCGGAGGCACCGCTGCTTCGCGTCCCACTCGAGGCCCCAGGCTGAGGCGTCATTCTGCGGGAGCGTGCGCAGCATGGCCGCGATGTCGTTGCCGATGGGCTGCGGTTGGCCACCCGGAGGCATCAACCAGACGTTCTGCCCGCTGCACCACGCCACCCCGTAGGGGGTGTCGCAGATGGCGCGCGGGTGCACGAGGCCTTCGTTGAGGAGTCTCGAGACGCGGCAGTCTGGAAGCCCCGTGGTGGTGGAGTCGGGAGGCGTGCCCTGAAGAATCCACAGGGAACGCTGCTTGAAGATGAGCAGCACCGCTTCGATGCCCTGTGCAGAGCCGAAGAGGCTCAAGTCACGGCACGTGACGATGGGGTCGCCCGTGCCCATCCCCACTTGCAAGCCAGTGCCGGTGCCTACCGTCACACCAGCCAGCAGCTGACCGGGCGTTAGCCCTCGGTCGGTGAAGTACACCTCCGACGGATCCCACTGTGCATCACCCCACAGAACAAGTTGGCCTCGGTAGGGCTGCATGCCGCGAGGCATCAGCTGTGCGGGAGGAGAGCCAAAGTTGAGGATGACATCCGTTGGATGGAAGTAGGGCCCCAGGCTGTTTTCAACCCAGTCTTCCTCGCGCAAAAGGATGGGCCTGAAATCCTGGCACGAGATGATGAGGGCCCCTCGGTACCCGCAGTATTCAGGATGCTGAAGCTGCGAGGCGCGACTGAAGAGCGTGCTGGATCCTCCCTTCGTGAAGAATCCCCAGCCCGTTCCTCCATCAGGAGGCGTGTCTCGAGCGGGATTGAAGGGAGCTCCCGACAGTGACTTGTCGTAAGCGAAGCCCGCATACGCAGGCTTGCCTCGCGGCATCCATCGACACAGCAGGAACCGAGGAGGCACCGCACCTGCGAGCGTCGAGGCGAAGCCAAACGTCGAGTAGCCCGCTGAGGGGCTGCCCAAGATGACGGACTCTGCAGTGAAGAACTTCAGACGCGGGCGCGGACCGATGGAGCCTGGCTCCACCGGGTAGCAGTTGCGAGCCAGCACCAGCTGGTTCTCGGGAATGAGGTGCGGAGGGGCTGAGAGGTTGATGCCCGCCCACTCGCGCTGCACCAGAATGTTCTCAGGCATCAGTCACCCATCCAGTTGCGGCGTGCAGTCCTACCTCGCTGGCGGAACGTGAAGGGCGAAAGGCCCACCCTCTTGAAAAGCTGCAGGTCGGACATGCGCTGCGCGACGTCTTCCTTCAGCATGCGCTCGAAGTTCTGCTGCGCGGCGAACTCGCGCTCGTTGCGCATGTGCTTGTAGATGTACGCGACGAGGCCTTCGATGATGGTGAGATCGTTGAAGTAGGGGACGCGCGAGGCTGCTTGGTACGCGATGGTGGGCCGCCCCTGCGCCATGAAGTCGACGTAATACGCCTTGTCTGGCGTCGGGTCGAAGACGAGGAGGAAGGTGCCCGTGGCTCCAAGCCCATCGCCTGTGTCGATGATGCGCACGCGGTTGGGCCGCCCCGAAGGGTTGATGCCGGGACCGGGGATGATGGCTTGATCGTTCGGGTTCCGTGCGGTGCCCAGATGCTCGACGAGAATGGGCGTCGACTGACTCTCACCCTGCTGCCAGAGCCGCACGCCTCTGATGGAGGTGAGCTCCACCGTCGAGAGGTAGGCCCCGCTGGGCGCGCCCACGGTGTAGGCGTTGGTGCCGGGCACCAGCTGCAGAGCGCCCGTGTTCTCGAAGACGCCAGCGGAGATGAGATTCCAACTCCAGCCGAACTTGAACTTGCCGTAGATGGAAGACAGCAGGAGCGGCAAGTGCACTTGCAGCCGCGACGCGAGGCCGGTGTGCCCTGCGAGCTCACCGGCCTCAGAGATGACTGCCGCCTGCGTCAGTTCGCCCATGGCCCTACCTTACGTTGAGGCCTGACTCGCTGCCATCAGCGCCGCGAAGCCAGCCGCCTCGGCGTTGGCCATGCGCGCCTGAAGCGTCTTCACCTTGCCCCGGTCCATGCGCTGCGTCATGCGCATCGCTTCGTAGTTGCGGAGCTTGCCCATGACTTCGTTCTCCTGGGCCTTCGCCACCACGCAGATGCCGAAGTAGTTGACGCCGTTGATGTTGATGCCCTGGAACCCTTCCATGTCGTCGATGGCCTGGGGCAGCACACGCACCGTGGTGTGCGAGTCGAGGCAGATGTTCTTCGTCTGCCCGCACGTGCCGCACGTCGGGATGTCGCGGATGCCCTTCATCACCTTGTTGATGAACTCCACCTTGCCGCTCAGGGCTGCAGGAGAGCTCCCCGCCTCGAGTTGCGCGATGCGGCTCGCCATCTTCTCCACGGTGCCCAGAAGGCGCTCGAGTTGCTGCTTCGAGATGAGGGCAGCTTCCTCATGCCCCTTCTCGCGCAAGTCCTCGGGGGCTGACTGGAGGACATCGACGAGGTTGTTGAGCCGTTCCCTTGGCTCCATGTCACCGGCCAGCTGATCGGCCACCTTCGTGGTCGCTGCGTCTTGCTGCTTCGAGTCGCCAGACTTCTTCTTGTCGTTGGACATGCACTCTCCTGAAGGGTGGGACAACGCGCCAACCCTACAAAAAAACAACGGCCCCCGCCAGAAGACGGGGGCCGCCGCGCAGTTGCCCACCAAGACAGAGCGCGCTTCTTCTCAGAGCGACTGAGCGAGCTCGACGATGATGATGCGCGTGTTGTCGCGCACGCCCGCCTTCGCGGCGTACTTCGAGCCCACCTTGCGACGCTGGATGAGCGGATCGCTGTCGCTGGCCGTCTTGGGCGTCATCATGCCCTCGACGTTCGAGCCCGCGAGCGGAACCCAGTCGATGGCCTCGGAGGCCACGCAGAAGACGGGGTGAATGGTGAGGCCCGCAGCCGGAGTGCCGGGAGCAGTCGCACCGCTCGACGGAACGGCGAGCACCTGGCCGGTGGCCGAGGGGAGGACGCCCTGCAGCGCGAGACGGAGGTTGGCGTCACCCGTCACCGAGCCGAAGTAGACGTCGTAGACGAAGCCCGCCGTGGCCGGGGCCACGAAGTCGACGCGACCGTTCGGGCCCGTGACGGCGCTCGAGCCTTCCACCGTCATCTCTTCCGAGAAACCACGCTGAATCGAGCGGCGAACCACCTTCCAGAAGTAGGTGGCGGTGGCCAGCGTGCCGAGGGTCGTCTGCGGCGTCACCGTCATCGTGTTGGTGAAGCGCGTGAAGCGCGGGAGGAAGTTCGAGCGGATGAGGCGGAAGCCCAGGTACTCCCCGACGGCGCCCTTCTCAAGCGGACCCGTGTCGCCAGCGTGCGCCTTCAGGAGGGCGTAGCCGGTGAAGCCCGCGCCCGCCGTCTCGTTGAGGATGTCGGCCTCGATGTTGGGCGAGAGCAGGGCCACGTAATACTGGCCCTGACGCGCCGGAGCGCCGTTGTTGCGGAGGGTGACGAGCGCCTTGCCGAAGACGTCCTTGCGGAAGATGGAGCCCGCGACGAGCGCGGCGCGGTTGGCGAGCGAGCCGTCCCAATACTGGAAGGACGAGCCAGCCAGCAGGACGTCAGCGATGGTCCAGTCGTAGACGCGGGCGATCGCGTCACCCAGGAGCTCGACGATGCGCTGCATCTGAGGGCTCTTCGTCGAGAGCTCGCCCAGGTCCGTGACGGACATGAAGAGGCCGTACTGGTCCGGCGTCACCGTGTAGGTGCTGATGGTGTACGGAGTCTCAGTCGGCGTCACGCCTTCCGAGAGGGGGGCCATCGGGATGGGCGGCCGATCGTACCGCACGAAGTTCGCAGTGCGTCCGTTGCCCTGCGGCAGCGGCTCCGAGTCGCACAGCTGGGGGAAGCGGTTCAGCAGTTCTGCCCGCGCGATGTACCGCTTGCTGAGGTACTTGTTCGTGTCGTTGATGAGGTTGGCTGACGTAGCGGGCATGAAAGGGGCTTCTCCGACTGCGAGGTGGAGAAAAAACTACCCCCCGACGGCTTGCGCTGTCGAGGGGCTTTTTGATGGATTGAGATGTGATTGAGTCAGACGCGAGGTGGCCACGACCACTTGCCGCGTGCTTCTTCCGTGCCTGCCTCAGCTTCGGTGAAGTCGCACGAGACGAGATCGAACGAGCCCGTTCTGTAGAAGACGTGCAGCGAAACGGTGCCATCGACGTTGATGCCCGTGATGATGGCGGCCTGCACAGTCACTGGGTACTTGCCGTCCCGATCTCCCAGGTTGGTGTAGTGAACGACGCGAGCGATGGTTGGTTTCATGAGGAGCCTCTTACGGCAGGGCGGAGAAGCCGCCAGCCTTGTTGATGCGGTCCTCGAGAATCTTCATCTGCTGGTCGACGGGCAGGGCTTCGAGCTCGTCATAGCCCATCTCCACCGGAGGCTGCGCGCCTCCGCCACCGGGGCGCTGCGAGCCCAGCGACGCGAGCACCGCGTCAGCCACCTGCTTGCGATTGCGCAGCGGAGCCGCATCGACGAGCCCTGCGCGCTGCTTCCGGCCCAGCACGAAGTCCAGCGCATCGAAGCGGGAGAGGGTGCGGGACTCCCCGTTCACGTTGATGGTGGCACCCGCGTTGCGCCACGCGCCGTGCTGCTGCAGGGCTTCCTGCACGGTGGCTTGGTCGAGCCCGTTGGCGCGTGCCTCCGCGAGGAAGGCGGCTTGGTCGGCCTGCTCCTGCACGGCCAGGAGGCGAGCTTCCATGTTGCGGTTGATCTTCGCGACGTAGGCCCGCGTCGTCGGGTCCAGCTGCGTCAGGTCGATTTCAGGCTCCGCAGGCTGAGCCTGCTGCTGAGCCTGCAGCTGGCGCTGCATCAGCTGCTGCTGCATCGCGAGGTTCTGCTGCTCCAGCAGCGCGAGCCGCGCGTTGAGGGCTTCCGTCGGGTCGGGCGCGAGAGGAGCGGGAGGGACTTCGATGACGGGCGCGTCGGCTCCAGCGCCGTCGGTGCCGTCTGCGTTGAGATGGGGCTTGGGAATGAACATGAGGGATTACTCCTTGGTGGGCGTGAGCTTCTCGATGATGTGCTGCAACCGCTGACCGTAGGCCATGGGGAACTCACGAATCAACTTCGTGCGCTCGTACCGGGCCAGGTCGACTTTCGCCTTCTGGGCGTCGAGCTCCGCGCATGCGGCGCGGAGGAAGACTTCCTGCTCGCTCGCAAGCTGAGCGTCCATCAGCTTCCAGCCGGGAGACTTGAGGAGCTCACTCATCTCGAGCAACCGCTGCTCTGCTTCGCCCAGCGTCAGCTTCTTCTCGTGGGGAACCATCACTCAACCTGTCCAGCGCCCATCATGGCTGAGACGGGGTTCGCCACCTGGCGCGCGTTCGCGACGTCCCCGTTGAAGTCTTCCGTCTGCCCGTTGAGGTTGAGCGAGACTTCCGACGGCTGCTGCATCGGCTGACCGAGTGCCTGCTGGGCTGCCTGTGGGTCGCCTTGATCCGGCAGCAGCACCTTCTCCAGCCCACGCAAGTTGAAGCTGTCGCGCAGCAACCGCTCGATGAGGGGCTGGATGTTGGCGCGCATGCCGTTGCGTCGCAGGGCTTCGATGATGGGAGGCGAGGCGAAGAGTTGAATGGCCTGCTGCAGCTGTTGGCCCTTCACCTGCTGGTTCTCCGCCTGACTGCTGGCCATCCACTGGAAGCGGTACTCCCCGCCCATCTCCATCGTGTCGACTTCGTTATCCACCACGTCGTCACCGATGCCGACGAGGCCCTTCACGATGGAGGGGTACTGCTGGTCGAGCATCCAGAACATCTCGGCCACCGGCTCCCAGACTTCCACTTCCGTGACGCGGACGATTTCGCGCAGCGGGATGACTGCGTTGCGCTGGGCCGCGCCGACGCCCGTCGCGGAGCGGAACGCGCGGCCCGGTGCGGAGCCACCCGACAGCACGGGCGGTGCACCACCGAAGTCCTGAATCCACGACATCGTTTGGCCTGACAGTTGCGACGAGGCCAACGCCATGTCGACGGGCGGACGCTCGAACTTCAGGGCGGTGTTGACGTCACGCGCGAGCACCTGCATGCCCGGCTCCATGTCGCCCAGCGGCTCGTACAGGTTGTCAGGGTTCGCGACGACGAAGGGGTTGAGGCTCCACGTGCCCACGTCCATCGACTGGTTCACCTGATCGTTCAGGAGAATGTTGAGGTCGTGAATCTTCTTCATGAAGCCTTCACCGTAGAGACGCCCGGTGACGGTGCCCATGCGGCCCAGGACGTAGGGCGGGCGGCCGTCCAGCATCGGTGACTCGATGATGCGCAGCACGCAGCCGTCTGCCGTCAGCGTCACCAGCATGGGACGAATCTCCTTGTCGTCCTCGAGCTTCGTGCTGTTCGGGTCGAACTCCACGTAGAGCTCGGTAATCCACATCGACGCGAAGGCCTGCGCGACAGTGCCTCCCTCGCCCGAGTAGCCCTGCGACTCCGTGGGCCGTGCTGCGGTGCCCGGCTTCGAGGAGCCTGGCACGATGCGCTGCACTTCGGACTTCAGGTACCGGCCCGCGTTGGCCTCGCGCATCAGCTGGCCCTTCGTCGTCTCGATGTCCTCGAAGACGATGAGGCAGTCGTCGAGGCTGTTGGCCGTCTGTGGCCATGCGTAGAAGTTGAAGATGTCCACGGGCTGGAAGAGTGGCCCGTCGAAGCGGCGGTACTCGTGACTCTCGAGCTCTCCGAAGAGCATCGCTTCCACCGTTGCCTCAGCAGCCCTGTCCTTCTTGGGCTTGCGCACCTTGCCGGGGTACGAGCGCGTGTACCAAAGCACTCGCGCTGGCGCGTTGCCGAACGTGCAGAGACTGCGGAAGAAAGGCTCTGCGAACATGCGCGTGCGGGCCCGCTTCATGCGCAGGTGCACCAACGCGCGGACGTTGGCTCCCATCTTGTCGTCGGGCTCCACCGAGTCAGTGGAGAAGAGCTCATCTCCGGGGAAGGCCTGCGCCACCAGTTGCGAGACGAGTGTCTCAATCACCTTGTGGCCAGCGGGGACGTAGATGTTGCTCCGCCCCACGTAGCCCTCGAGCCCACCCTGCAAATCCCACACGTCGAAGAAGGCCTTCCAGTCTTCTTCGAGGGCTGCGCGCTCGTTGCGAATCTGCTTCAGCAGCGGGAAGAACTCCCGCGTCACGCGCTCGCGCAAGGCTGCGTTCGTCGCGTAGTTCTTGATGACGGGGCTGCTGTCGAGTGACTGATTCATGGAGTGGACCCTAGTACCCGGTGAGGGGGTTCCGCACCTTCCGGTGCGCACGCTTGAATCGCTCGATGTTCTGCGGCGTCGAGCCCATGCGCTTGTTGACGATGATGTACCTGTCGGCGTCCATCACGTGCTCGTAGAAGCCATCGGCCACCGGCTTCTCGCGCAGCACGCCTCCCCACTTCGAGACGGGCCAGCGGTACCCACCTTGGTACCCTTCGATGAGAATGCCGCACCCGGCGATGTCGAACATGGCCTTGGGCTTCCCCTGCACCATGATGTTCAAGTCCTCGCCCATCAAGTCGAGGCCTGTCGCCACCTGCACGTCGCGGAAGTGCACGTGCAGGCCTGCCTCGCGCATCGTGTCGATGGACGTCTTCTCGGTGTTGTCCTTCCGCTGGTTGCCGTGCGGGTCGACGTACTCAGTCCACGACTTGCAGTCGGGGAACTGCTGCACAGTGCGCTGCTGCACACGGCGAATGAAGGCCTGCAGGGTTTCGTTGTCGCCCAGCAGCGCGGCGAAACGCCAGATGGAGCCGTTGGCTTGCTCCTGGGCCCACACGCACGCGGGACGTCGGCGGCCGAAGTCCCAGCCCCGCATGCCCGGACGTGTCGGGTCCCACTTCAACGCAGCGGTGTGCGTCGCGGACACGAAGTCCTTCGCGAAGACACCTTCGCCCTCGGGGTTGGGCCCGCAGTTGCCGTCGATGAAGCGGATGCGTTGATCCGTCGTCATGCCCTTGCTGATTTCCTCGTAGTAGTCGGGCGGGAGGTTGTGCTGGTTCTCCTCCTTCGAGGCCCAGAACTTCCTGCCCCACGGAGGGAGCTCGCAGTCCTCTTCGCCGCAGAACTTCTTGTGCAGCCAGTGGTTCCGTGTGACGGGGTTGCTCGACATGCGCAGGAAGAAGGGCCCAACGGCTCGCTCCTGTGAGGGGAGCTTCAGACGCAGACGCTCGTTCAACGTCGCGGCCATCTGCTGGTCGACTTCGTTGGCTTCGTCGATGGCAGCCCCGGTGAACTCCATCGACTTCAGCTTCCCGATGTTGTCCAGCGAGTAGAGGATGATTTCGCTGGGCTCTGCAGGCGTGCCGTCCTCGTTGCGCACTGCAGGAGCCAACCAGATTTTGTACGGAGGCCCCACCTCGCGGTCGATGATGACGTCGGGCCCAAGCCTGTCGCAGGCCTCGACGAACTTCTTCTGCGTCGTCTCTTCGAGCGTCCAGTAGACGGCGCGGCCGATGAACCATCGACTGCCCGGCAGCATCATCGCGGGCAGGAGAATGCTGGCGATGACGGCAGCTGTCTTGCCGGTGCCGACGGGGCCCGTGTACCAGCACACGCGCTCCTTCGCGAAGATGAACTCTCGCTGCGTCGGCGTGAGCGGGCCACCAAGCATCTGCGCGGCCAGGCCCTCGAGTGAGTTGAGGGTGACTGACTGCATGGGCCTGCGCGCCGCTTCGCGGGCGCGTTCGACTGGGTTGACTCGGCGTGGCATCAGAACCCCGGAGGGAAGCGGTAGTGAGTGCGGTCAGGGTCGTTGCGCCTGTCCTGCTCGTCAGGACTCGTCATCAAAAGCACCTTCCCAGAAGTCTCCTGGCTTCGTGGTGTCGGTGCCGACTTGCTCCACGTCAGCTTGATGTACGGACTGAAGCCTTTGGGGAAGTACATCACTGGAATGGTGCGCATCGACGGTGACTCCATTGGTGGGCTGCAGCCAGGGCAGTGGGTCCCCGGCCTTCATGTTGACGATGACGACGGGCTGACGCTGGCCTTGGTCGGGTGGTGGTTTGCGAGTGAAGCCTGCGCGGTCGAGGAGCTCCTCTGCTGCTCTGTCGCCTTTCGTCGTCGGGTCGTGCAGCACCGTGCGGATGCGCCGCTCGAGTGCGACGGGTGCAATCTGCTCGAGCCGCTTCTTGATGTACGCGCGCGGGTCGAGGTCCAGCATTACGTTGTCTCGCGTCGGCAGCATCGGCAGCGGATGCACTTCCTGCCATGCGCGCATCGCTGCGCGCATGTCGTGAATCTCCTCGCTCATCTCCGAGGAGGCCAACACGTCGTCCACCATCTCGTTGACGACGCGCTCCGCGACGTTCTGCTCTGTGAGGCAGAACCACGGAGTGCAGCGACCATCCTCCATGCGGTGCGGCAGCTTGTGCCCGCGAGGGCACATGTCGAACCACGCACCCGTATTCGGACGCAGACCTCGACTTCCCCACCAGCCCTTGGAGTTGCCCACCGTGCGCGTGCGGATGTCCTCTGGCTTGCGAGGACTCACGCTGACACGGTGCTTGACGACGCGCGGCATCAGTCTTCCTCGTCCATGCGGAGGTTGCCGAGCTTCACGCGACCCAGCACCTCATCGAGTCGGCCCCGCTTGCTGACGTTGACGGGCTGCTTCCGCGACATCGCGCGCAGCTGCACGACGGCGCGTGGCGTCGCGAGCCAGGCCTCCATCGGGATGGAACACCGCGTGAGGCGCTCGAGCTCGAAGGCCGACACCAAGTCTGGAATCGACTTCCCGGCCGACCAATCGGCCATCGTCGACTCTGCGATGCCCACCTTCTCAGCGAACTCTTTCACCGTCATGTCGAGCGACGCGAGGTAGACACCCAGCGGTGTGACGTGCTCGTGCGACTTGAGCTTCACGCTGTCTTCGACAGCCTTCGTGATGCGCACGCGAGCTCTCTCGTGGGCCTCGACTTCCTGCGCCTCGTACCAGCCGTGCTTTACCTTCTGCTGGGCCTTTTCCTGTGCGGGAGAAGCTGGCACTGAGAACTGTCGAGTCTTCGCGCGTTCACGGCTCATAGCGGGCCTCTTTCCGAGCTTCGTTCATGTGCTGCCAGTAGTTGCGGAACCCGCAGTACGTGCGGTCGACATCGAAGAAACGATGGAGGTCGAGGCAGAGTCGGACGGGCTTTTCTTCACGGCTCATAGATGCCTGCGTCCTTGAGCTTGAGTGCCCACTTGTGGTTGTCGATGCCGGACTTCTCTCGAGCGGCTTGCTCGTCTGCAAGGAAGGTAGGCCAGTTGATGGGCCCCTCGCCAGGCATCCACCCCGGAGGCCCGCCCTTCTTGCGCCGCACGATGCCATCGAGCGTCACGTACTCGTTGTCCTTCGCGAACGGGAAGGGCCAACCGGTGAGTTGCATGCCTTCGTCGCCGTCCACCGAGACGGTCTGCCACCCCTTCTCCCAGCGGAGCGGGAAGGTGCGCTTCCCGAGGCGGTTGATGTCCTTCGGCGTCATGCCCAAGTCGCGGTTGATGAGCCGAATCAGCTGAACGCTCGCGTCAGCGGCGCTCTTCACCCGGTGGTGCTGAGACAACGGCTGCTTCCACGAGTCGGGGCCAGGGTCGAGCAGCCAGTAGGCTTGCTCCGCCTCCTTCGCATGCTGAAGCAGGTAGGCGTGGTGCCCCGTCGAGTGCTGCTTCTCCGGGTCGGCCGCCAATCCGTTGAGAATCCACCAGCTGAGGTACCACCGCGTGCGCAGGAGATCCTTCAGCTGCTTCCGCTTCTCGCGCAAGTCACCCGAAACGCGCCACGCCGTGAAGAAAGCGTCCTTCCCGCCCTCGAAAGCCGCGTCTTTCGTCTCGAACGGCTCTCCATCGGGCTGGCGCACCACCTTTTCCTGCTTCCCGAAGTCCGACTTGATGACGAGCTCGTACCCTTCGCCATCTTTCACGTGCCTCGCGTAGACGTTGACGCCTTGGATGCTGCTTTTCATGTGGTGAAGCTCCTTTTTATATCCCCCACATAAAGCATTCACCCCACCTGCGCAAGTTTCATTCTCTTTCTTGCACCATGTCTCTCTTAAGGAGACATGGTGCATAAGGGTGAAGAACAAGGAGGCCCTCTCCTGGCTCCCCGGATCCCCGTTTTGAGTTTTTCCGGCCGGTTAGGCCTCGACGACCCCCCCGGAGGGGGGGCCGGGGGGTGTCCGCAGGGCCGGGGCAGGGCCCCGAGCCTGCGCGCCGCGCCCCTTGATGCAACTGGGTTGCAACAAGGGGGGTGTCGGCCTGCTGCCTGTGTGCATGGGAGGGGCATGGGAGCCGAGGGGGGTTGACTTGACGCGCCGCGTCGGCAGACAGGCAGCGCCGCACGCCGCACTTGACTCCCATTCCATCCCATGATGGTGCATGCACGCGCACTCCATTAGGTGTGTGCATGACTGTCCGAGACAAGTTCAGTCCATGTGGTGCCTCGACGCCCCGCTTTCATCCGTCATGCGGCGCTAACCGCGCGATTCCCGGTTCCGTGGCATCTGGCATGCGTCATGAAGTGGCACCTGGTCACGGTCGCACACGGCGGCCGCAACGACGCACCCCAGAGGACACCGACCATGCCGACGCCCGCCTACCTCCCCCCCAGCTACTTCGTCATCGAAGACGACGCCCGCCTTCCCGAAGGCTACGCCGATGACGTCATGACGAATGGCCACACGGGGTTCATCCGCATCACCGACGAGAACGGGGGGCGCGGCATCCGCATCGGCATTCACGAGAGCGGGGGGGTCCGGCCTCGAGCCTCCATGGAGCTCACCCTGTCAGAAGTGAGCGACATGATCGCCGCACTCCAAAACGTCATTGACACCGCTCACGGTCGCTGAGGTTCCGCATGGTGCGCCGAGTCCGCTCGGCGCTCCGCTGCAGCACCCCACCCCGCAGCACCCCAGAGGACGCACCCCATGTCAGACGCAACCGAACGCATCACCGGCATCGACTCCCCTGCTTCCCTCGCTGTCATCGACGCGAGGCCTTCCCCCTCCCCTTCGTCGACTCCCCCCGCCATCATCAACGCGAGGCACGCGCCCGTCGGTGGGGCCGTGCCGACGGGTGACGTCGTGTCGTGGCGTCGCCTCGGGGCCTCGAAGTGGCCCACGGTGGAGGCTGCGCTCGCGGCATGGGCTCTCGACGTCGCGAGGAGTGAAGCGCAGGACTTCACGCGCCGTGCCTCGGACATCTGCATGACGTCGGATGGCACGCTCACCACTCGGGAGAAGGCTGCGCGCGGCCATGCCGGGGCGTCCGTCACGCTTCACGGCCTGCGGCAGCTGATGGCCCTGCGCGACGTCGACTTCTCCCCGGTGGAGCTCCTCAAGCTCTCCCCCTCGGCACGTGCGCACGCCTTCAACGACGTGTGGAACCGTCGGCAGACGGACCGCTCCCTCGTGGTGCGCACGGCCCGCGCGGCGAACGGCGCGCCCGTCATCCGGGCTGCAGTCTCGGAGCTTCACTCGCGGGAGAAGGGGGACGATCTCGCTCTCATCAACGTCATTCGTGGGCAGCTGCAGACGGGCGGCCTTCCCCCTGACGCGAGGATGAGAGTGTTCCGGGAGTGGAACCGCACGAGTGTCGAACTGGTGGCCCCGTCGGCGGCCATCGAAGTCCGCAAGGGCGACGTCGTGTACGCCCGGCAGACGTGGATCAACAGCGAAGTGGGGGCCTCGAGCTTCGTCACTGAGGCTGGCTCGCTCCGTCTCATCTGCCTCAATGGCATGACTGCCGCGTCTGACACGGTGGAAGTCCGCGTAAAGCACGTGGGCGACATCGCCCGGCACTTCCGCACCGCGACCATCGCGGCCATGGCCGGAGTGCAGGACCATCTCCGCGCCTTCGTCAACGCGCAGGGCCGGGCGCTTCCCTCCGGCCTGACGCGCTCCGACGTCATCGACCGCATGACGCTCGCGTTCAAGCTCCCCGAGCGTGTGGGCGTCGCCGCTGCGGCGCTCTGGGATGCCGATGGCGAGGGTAGCGCGGGCAACACTCTCGCCGGGCTGGCCAACGCATTCACCCGCGCTGCGCAGGCTGAGAACCCCACCACTGCACTCGAAGTCGAGCGCGCCGCAGGGCGGCTCATCTCGGGCGGCTTCGCTCGCATCAACGCCTGATGGCGTGAAGCCCAGAGGGGCCCGGCGCTGCAGGCCGGGCCGGGCCCCTCGCTGCTTCACTTCACCAGCACCACCCCCCACTGTCGCCGGACATCCGTTCACGCTTTCCCAGAGGACACACCCCATGCGTTTCTCGAAGTCACTCAAGCCCGAGGCCTGCTGCTCTGTTGATCCCACTCGCTCGCGTCTCTCGCGTCTCTCGCGTCTCACGCACGTCGAGCTCACCCGCGAGGTGAAGCTCCCTCAGTCCTACCTTGTGGCCACTGACGGTCACTCGCTGTCGCGCCTCGCTGTCGAGGATGCATCGGCCGACGTGCCAGGGCCGATTCAGGCTGAGGCCTTCGCGCTCGCTCGCAAGGCCGCACGCAAGCTCAAGCTGCCCGACGTCACGATGACGTGCACGGCGACGGAGATCATCCTGCCCGATGGCATGCGCCTCCCGCGCGTCGTGTGTGACTCCCCGTTTCCCGACTATGCCCGTGTCGTGCCTCCCCGTGGCGGTCTGCAGGGCGAGCGCGTGGTGCGGTTCGGCATCAACCCTGCCCTGTTGGCGGGTGTGACTGAAGCCATGACGGGCAGCAGTGATGCCATCGTGGAGGTAGAGGTGAACCTCGGGACCGAGGCCAGTCAGTCAACGTGGCCTCTCACCGAAGTGATGAGCCCCTTCCGCGTGCGCCATGGCGACGACATCGCCGTGGTGATGCCTGCCCGCGTGTGAGTAGGGCCGAAGTCCAGCGAGGCGGAGCGTGCCTCGCTGGGCTTGCGCTGTACTCACCCCACCAGAGGACGAACCCATGCCCCGTGACTCACTCGAAGC